TGCGGTAATACCCGGACTTGGTATTGTACAGGAAGCAGCTCAGTCTTTTAATCCATCACCATCACCACCCCCAGCACCCGCGCCATCATTTAGTGCGCCTAGTTTTGGCGGAAGATCTTATAACGATAACTCAAGGTTTCTTTTAAGATAATGGCAACGCAAGAAGAAATATTAAAATCTAACGAAGCTGAATTAATCTTAAACAGCGAAACATTCAAAGAAGCTATAAAACATCTTAAAGATGAATATGTAAATCTTTGGTTATTAAGTAAACCCGAAGAAGTTACTAATAGAGAAGCACTTCACAAAGCAATCAAATTACTCCCCGAAGTAGAAAAACATCTACGCATCATTATAGAGAAAGGAAAAATCACAAAATCTCAGCTTGGCAGATTACACAAAGTTGTGTAAAAAGTGTGTCAATAATGTGTAAAAGCTGATAAAATCAAATTTTTAACATTTTAGGTATTTAAATGGCAACAACGGAAAAACCGACTGCTTTACAATCCAACATGGAAAAAGCGGCTCATTCAATGGAAGCTTTGCTGACTCCTCAAGAGGAAGCACCAGTAGAGCCCCAAGAAGAAGCACCAGTAGAAGTTACTGAGGAAGCAATCGACCAAGAGATCGGAGAACTGATTGAGGAAGATACATCCGAAGATAGCGACTACGAAGAAGAAGAACAGTCAGAGGAAGATCAAGTAGAAAACTTGGAGTCCGAAGAACCTCAACTCTACACCATTAGTGTTAATGGCGAAGATACTCAGGTTACCCTCGAAGAACTCCAAAGTGGATACAGTCGACAGAAAGACTATACGCGTAAAACTCAAGAACTGGCTCAACAGAGAAAAACTTTTGAGGCCCAACAACACGAGTTAGCGCAAAAAGACGCAATTTATTCTCAGTTGCTACCCAAGTTAGAGGGAAGATTGAAGAGTGAGTTAGCAAATGAACCTGATTGGGATGCTTTATATCAAGCAGATCCGATTGCATACATCCGGGAAAAGGATGTTTGGAATGACAAGAAGCAACAGTTAGCTTCTGTACAAGCTGAACAGCAAAGAACTCAACAAGAGGCCCAAGCTGAACAGCAAAAAAAACTCGCAGAGTTTGTTGAGTACGGAAACCAGCAATTACTTCATGAAATTCCTGAATGGCAAAATGCAGAAGTTGCAACAAAAGAAAAAGCAGCGATTTCAGATTATGCCGTTAATGTAAGAGGATATACTCAGCAAGATATAAACAATGTTGTGGATTACAGGCAACTTTTAATATTAAGAGACGCTTGGTTAAATCACAAAACACAACTAGCTACCAAGAAAAAGCCGACTGAAAAGAAAGCTGTGGCTCGTACTGCTAGACCGGGTACTTCAAATGCACCAAAAACTTCAGCACCTCTGAAAAAAGCGCGTCAAACTTTAGCTAAAACTGGAAAAGTCCAAGATGCAGCTAAACTATTTGAACAAATAATTTAAACTTTTTAATATAGGTAAAATATCATGGCAAAAGTAACAAACGCTTTTGATACATATACAGCAACCTCTGACAGAGAACAGTTAAGTAATGTTATTTACAACATCTCTCCTCAGACAACTCCGTTTATGTCATCAATCGGAAAAAATTCAATCAAGAATGTAGTTTTTGATTGGCAAACTGAATCTCTACCAACACCAGTTGGTACTGGAAATCTTGAAGGTTTTGAACTATCAAGATCTGCATCTACTGTTAGAAATAGCAATGTGGCAATGATCTCCAAAAGAGACGCAACTGTAACTGGCTCTCAACAAGCTAGTGATCCAGCAGGTAAAAAGTCAGAAATGGCTCATCAACTTGCTATTATGTCTAAAGCACTTAAAAGAGATATGGAAACAGCTCTCTGTCAAAAAGGTGGAAAAACAACTGGTAACGCAACAACTGCGCGTCTAACTGGTGGTTTTGAATCTTGGGTAAAGTCTAATGTTGACAACGCGGCAGGATCAACTCCTACTGGCGGTGGAACAGCTCCAACAGACGGAACTCAAAGAGCTTTAACAGAAGCACTTTTAAAAACTGCTTTACAGTCTTGTTTCTCTAATGGTGGAGAACCATCAATGGCAATCTGTGGGCCTGTTAATAAAGGAAAAATCTCAGGTTTTACTGGTAGATCACAAGCAAGACAATTTGTCGACGCTACTACAGTAGAAGCTAGTGTTTCTATTTATTCTTCAGACTTTGGAGAGCTAAAAATCGTTCCATCTAACTTTAGTAGAGAAAGATCACTATTATTAGTAGATCCTGACTTTGCAAAAGTTTCTTATCTAAGAGACTTTGAAGCAATTGACATCGGCACAATAGGTGACGCTGTTACTAAACTACTAGTGGTTGAATATGGTCTTGAAGTGAGCAACGAAGCTGCTCATGGAGCGGTCGTTGATTTAACAACTACATAAGTTAGTTAGATTTAGGGTGGTGTAAAAGCCACCCGCCTTTTTATTTATGTCATTAAAAAAAACTGTTACTGATAATAAAACTGGCTTCAAGGCAGAGTTTATTACCGAAGATGACAAGTTTATTTATCACACAACTCAAGATGTCAATCCCGTCATTGACCATGTTAAGAAACTACGCGACAATACACCTAAGCCGGGAAAAGATATGCGACACATCGCTGAGGTTCCAATGGTTGTTTATCAAAAAGCAGTCCGAGAGGGTTGGGATAGAGATAGAGCGGCATGGAAAAAGTGGTTAAACAACCCGGACAACAATGTATTTAGAACTTGGCAGGGTAAAGTATGACTTATGCAGAATTAAAAACTAATATTGCAAATTATTTAAATCGTTCAGATTTAACTTCATACATTGACACTTTTATTGACAGCACCGAAGCTGAACTTAATAGAAGATTAAGAACAAAAGAAATGATTAAAAGAGCTACTGCAACTGCAGATAGCCAATATTTAACTGTACCAACTGATTGGCAAGAAGCCATTAATGTAGAAATTACATCTAATAACTTTTCACCATTGTTTCAACAATCAATAGAAAGTTTAGATGTGTATAGAAAATCAAATAATAATGCTGTTGGTCAACCTGTTTATTATGCAATGGTAGATGATTCAATTGAATTAGCACCAACTCCTGATAGTTCTTATACCTTACAGCTAACTTATTATGGTAAGATAGATCCATTAAGTGATTCAAATACTTCTAATTTTGTTTCAAATGATCATCCTGATGTTTATTTGTATGGATCTTTAAAACACGCTTCAATATTTTTAATGGAAGATGAAAGAATTCCATTATTTACAACTCAATTTGAGAAAGCGTTAGAAGAAATTAGATTAGAACAAGAAAAAGCTGCATTTGGTAAAGGATCGTTAATGCAGAGAAGAAAAACTTACGGCAAGGCCGGTAAAAGAACTTATTACTGGGCCAATAATTAATTAGGAGAATAGAATGGCAGGATTTACAGATTATTTAGAAGACAAAGTATTAGACCATGTATTTGGTGGTTCTGCTTATACAGCACCAACCACTTTATATGTAGGCTTATTTACCGCAGCACCATCTGACACAGGTGGCGGAACAGAATGTTCTGGTGGTTCTTATGCTCGTAAAAGCATGGCAGCAATGACTGTATCAGGAACTTCACCAACACAAGCAACCAATGGCGCGGCAGTAGAATTTGTAACTGCTACTGGATCTTGGGGAACTGTAACTCATGTTGGAATCTTTGACGCAGCATCTAGTGGAAACTTAATGGCTTGGGCTGCTTTGACAACATCAAAAGCAGTAACAAGTGGTGATGTTTTCAGATTCAATGCTGGTGAACTAGACGTTACTCTAGCTTAATAACATGGCCTCAGTAGGCTATGGCTCATATAACTACGGAATTGCCGCTTATGGCACTCCGCAATATGAAGTTGCATCCGCAACAATTGCACAGACATCAAGCGTAACTGCCTCATCTAGCGTTCTTCTTGGTGCGTCTGCAACATCAGCACAAACCAGCGCATTTACTTCTGCTGGTACTTTAGTATTACTTGGTCAATCAACATCTGCTCAAACAAGTGGATTTAGCGCGGCAGGTCAAATTGTTACTCTTGGTTCGGCAACATCAGCGCAAACATCAGGCTTTAGTGCTACAGCACAATTAATAGATTTAGCCTCGGCAACTATAACTCAGACATCCGGGTTTAGTGCAACAGGTGGTATCTTACATTTAGGAGCATCAACAATTGCTCAAACTTCCGGCATGACAAGTGCGGGAGAAATAGTAAAAGACGGATCAGCAACCCTAACTCAGACAAGTGGCTTTAGTGCTGATTGTGTTTTAATCCATTTAGGATCTTCAACTATAGCGCAAACTTCTAGTATGAGCGGTGTTCCAGTATTCTCATTAGCTGGTTTTGCAACTATTTCTCAGGAAAGTGGATTTAGTGCTAATGCAAATAAAACACATGGTGGAGCATCAACCATAGCAGAATTAAGTGGTGTTTCTGCGATAGGTGGTTTAAAATGGAATGACCAGACTGTAGCGACTACAACTTACACGAATCAAACTCCAGCTACAACAACCTGGACAAATCAGACACCATCAACAACGAATTGGACTGATATAGCAGCTTAAAACAGGTAATTTTTTATGGCAGATACATTTACAACGAATTTAAACTTAACCAAACCCGAGGTCGGTGCATCTACTGACACTTGGGGTGGCAAAATCAATACTGACTTAGATACAGTTGATGCAATTTTTGCATCAGGAGGAACTGCTGTATCAATGGGTGCAGTAACTTTTGGTGGAGTGGTTTCTATAACAGATGGATCTGCATCAGCTCCAGCACTTACTAATACAGGCGATACCAACTGTGGTTTATATTTTAGCGCAGCAGATACACTAGCATTTACAGCAGGTGGAACTGGTCAAGTAACTTTTGCAGACGGAGTCATCGCACCCATTACAACCAACGATGTTGACTTGGGTACAGCTTCATTAGAATTTAAAAATGCTTACTTTGACGGAACTGTAACCTCAGATGCTTTTGCAGGCCCATTAACAGGAAATGTTACTGGTAACTGTTCAGGATCTTCAGGTTCTACTACAGGAAATGCAGCCACAGCCACAGCACTTGCAACCGCAAGAACTATTGGTGGCGTAAGTTTTGATGGAACAGCAAACATTACACCAACAACTTTTGCAACAGCATCTTTTTCAGGTGTAGTTACAGCAGCAACTTCAGCAAAAATGACACAAGTTGCAATCACTTCAAGCTCTAACGCAGTAGCTTGGGATGCAGCGGCAGCGGCCAATGCCTATCATGTAACCACAGAGAACACGACTTTTTCAGCACCAAGTAATGCTGTAGAGGGAGCAATCATTTCTGTAGAAATAGCACAAGGCGGTACGCCTTATACTGTAGCTTGGAATACAGTATTCGAGTTTGCAGCAAGCACAGCTCCTACTGTTACTGCTACCGCAAACAAAACTGACATCTTTAGTTTTAGATACAATGGATCAGTCTGGCAGGAAATCGGCAGAGTCCAAAACCTAGCACAAACTTAATATGGAAACCCTACAGAGAACAGCTAATCGAGGAAGTATCTCGACTGGGTATGATATTGATAATTCTGTAAAACTAGAGCCTGATAATAGTGAATCTTTTAATAAAACTTTTGGTGGTGCTGGAAATAGGAAAACTTGGTCTTATAGTTGTTGGATTAAAAAAACAGAATTATTTTCTTCAAATGGTGGTGCTTTAATAAGTGCTTATCCTGATGTAAACAACAGATTAAAAATAGCTTTTAGTCAATATAAAATACAGGTTTTTGGAAAGGTAAGTGGAAGTACAACAGTCAATGTAAGAACAAATAGATTGTATAGAGATACTTCAGCCTTCTATCATATTTTAGTTGTGTTTGACACAACACAAGGAACTGCTGCCAATAGGGTTAAAATTTATACAAATGGAGTTTTAGAGGATAGCTTTGACCAAACGACATACCCAAGCCAAAACAATGATGAGGAAATAGGTAATAGTTCAGCACATTATATTGGTCAAAGGGGAGATGGTTCTTCAGATTTTTATGCAGGCTATATCACCGAAATAAATTATGTAAATGGTCAAGCATTAGCACCTACAGACTTTGGTGAGTTTGATAGTGATACTGGTATTTGGATT